GATATTAAACAAGAGGGTGTGATTTTAGGCAGAATGAGCGAGGGGCAAGGTTTTCCATTTGGTAGTGGAGGATATTCGCTCACATACGGATCAGTTGCAACAACGCACAATTATGTTGCATCCAACAATCAATCTTACAAACTCACAAATTTTACAACAAGTGCAGGATCACGAATTACCGCATTGAATCAATTTGGGCGCACAAAAATTGGAAACTATGTTCCCGCAGATAATGTGGAATATAAATTTGAATATCTTTTCGATTCAACTGCAACGGGTGTAAATTACAAACTTTATTATTCTGTAAAAATTGATTTTGGAATTTCAAATGCACTTGGCACAACAAGATATTATGACAAAGCAAACAATTCAGTGAGTACATCATTGGTTTACAATGAAATAATTTTTCAAGATGTTGATGAATTGGGAAGATGGCAAAAAGAATCTGGATCATTTCCTGATACTTTCAATGGTGCATATTTTATGAGCGTTAGCATCACATTTTACCAACCCGTTCTAAATAGCGGAACGGGATATTCAGCAATGTATTTGGACAATATATCGGTGTTTGATACTGATTTGGAAAGAAACGAACAAACACTCACATCAACAATTACTGAAAACAAAGGGGTTTATGAGCGGGAAACAATTTCAAATGAGGAAATTGTAAATGCCTTTTATTCAACTTTTACAACTCCATTGAGTATTGATGATGATACAAATGCAGCGCAACAAATTTTGAATGATTACAGAACTTATGTGCCACGATATGAGGGTACTGGATATGGATTGAAAACAAAACCATTAACTCCAATTAATAAGTTGTATATGAATTTTACGAATTTCAAAGATGATCAATCCGCAATGATTGATACTGTGAAATATAACCTCCGCAGGAATGAAGCGGAATTTGTGGCACACACTCCAAACAACGATCCCGATGTAACAATCACAAGCCAATTGCGCCAAAATTAAACACTTTCCTTTTCCCTTGTTTGCCGAAACCTCGAGTGAATTTTTTTTGCTTGGGGTTTCTTTTTAGAAAAAATTTTTTCTATATTAGCGAAAATAAATTTTTTCAATATGGAATTTAATTCTTATTTCAACTCTGAATTGCAGCGATTGCAACTCACACGAAAAAAGGTTTGTCAAGCATTAGATATGACAATCCCAACACTTCGTTCAAGGGTGAACAATTGCGGTACATTTCAGGTGGATGAAATCAAAAAACTCCAATCGTTGGGGTTTAATCTTAATCGTTTAATTTAAAATAATGGCAGGAACAGAAAACAATTTGCACGAAAAACTTTTGAAAGTGCAAAACGAAATCGGAGCGATTTCAAAATCAGCAACAAATCCATTTTTCAAATCAAAGTATTTTGATATAAATGTATTGATTCGGGAGGTGTTGCCAATACTAAATAAACACGAACTCACACTTTTACAACCCATCAAAGATGGTGAAGTTTGCAGTGTGATAAGTGATGGAAAAAACTCCATTGAAAGTGGAGTGAAACTTCCTGAAATAAATGATCCGCAGAAACTCGGATCAGCAATTACATATTTTAGGAGGTACACATTGCAATCGTTGCTTTCGTTACAAGCGGAGGATGATGATGGTAATATGGCATCAGGAATGAAGCCAAAATTGTCAAGTGAGCAATTTGAAGTTGTGATGAAATCAGATCGACAAACTGCACTCAAGGCAATACAAAAAGCGGATTTATCCGCTGATCAATTAAATAAATTAAAATCAAAATTCAATATATAATGGCAGAAGATAAAATTTTTGCAGATGGTTTCATTGTGAAACGTAGAGAAAATGCTCCCGATTTTGTGGTGGCAAATGTATCAATCAAAGTTGATGATTTCGGAAAATTTGTGAAAGCAAATGCAAAGGATGGATGGATCAACCTTGATGTGAAAACCGCACAAAGCGGGAAAATGTATGCCGAATTAAACACTTGGCAACCCGATGGCAAAGTGCAAAAAGTGGCACAAGGGGAAAGCGACCTCCCATGGTAGGTCAATCAATGGGAGTGGCTTTTTGCTGCTCCCTTTTTTTTATTTAAAAACAGAAAAAATGAAAGAACAAGATTTAATCGAATTAGGATTTGACAAAGTTGAAGTTTCCGCTAATGAAAGTGGAATGGATAATGACTATTATTTTTATGTGCATTGCGAAACTGGAATTGAATTTTGCAGCAATTCAAATGATGAAACGTTTTCGGATGATTGGTATGTTTCAATGTTTGAAAATGATTTATGCAGGATATTCAGCAAAACGGAACTTGAACTCATTATTCACATAATCAATAAAAACACAATAAAATGAAATCACCAATTGAAATATACAAATACGAAAACAAGCGAATCAAAAAATACAAAAAGGATTTCAATGAAATCATTGAATCTTTGGATGTGGATTCGGAGGTAAAAGATGAATTGTCAAAACTTTTCATTTGGTATGGAAACGCAAGTTCCATCAAATCAAAGGCATATCAGGAAATGAAGCAATTTAAAAAATAAAACACAAAATGAAACAGATTAAAGACACAAACGAGGAATATCATTCAAAGGATTCCATTAGCGCATCAGGATTGAAAATGATTGCCAAAAAATCAGTGAAACATTTCCTTGATCGAAAATACAATGAAACCGATGCAATGAAATTTGGAACTGCGGTGCATACTGCAATGCTTGAAAGCGACAAATTTTATGATGATTATTACATAATGCCAAAAGTTGATGGGCGCACAAAGGAGGGCAAAGCACTCAAAGCGGAACACATCGAAAAGGCAAAGGGCAAAATCGTATTGGATGAGGATAATCACAATCGCATCAAAGCCATTATGGCAAACCTAAAAAACAATGAATTGGCACAAAAGTATTGCAAGGGGGAAATCGAAGTTTCACATTATGGTGAAATGGATGGTGTTGATATTCGTGTGCGACCTGATTGTAAAAATTCAATTGCGGGTTGGATTTCAGATGTAAAAACTTGTCAAGACAATTCACCTGAAAAGTTTCGTATTGATGTACTAAAATTCCGCTATGACTTACAAGCAACATTCTATTGTGATGCGCTTGGATACGATCCAAAGGAATTCCGTTTTATTGCAGTTGAAACCAATTATCCTTATTCTATTGAGGTGTATGGTTTGAGCGATGAAATGATTGAACTTGGGCGCAATGGGAATGCCTACAAAATGGGATACAAACAAGCATTAAGCAACTGGAAATTTTACAAGGAAACGGATGTTGCACTTGGATATGAATCACAAAATCGAAATGAAGATGGGAGCATCATTATCTAAGGAAAAAATAAACAATGTAAACATTCGAAACATTGTCAAGCAATCCATTTGGGATTTTTTTAAAATCGATATTGAAAAACCAACTCGAAAACGTGAAGTTGTGGAGGCAAGATATATGTATTATCAAGTTTGCCGAAATTGGAAAATGAGTTTGAGTGAAATCGGAAAATCGGTTGATAGGGATCACGCTACAATTCTGCATGGATTGAAGCGTTTTGAAATCCTTTGTGAAATTGATGTTAATTTCAAAAACAATTTTGAATCACTTTTGACAATTGTTAATTTCAAATCCTCCAGAAAATTATCACCAAAAATGAGCGGAAAATCACTTTCACATCAACTTGCTGATGCATTGAAAACGATTGAAACTTTGGAAAATGAAAATAATGAATTGCGTGTTGAAATGCTAAAAATGAAAATTCAATGAGTTTTTTGTGTAATTTTGTTAAAAGCATAACAATGTCAAAGGGGTTTTATAAGTATTTAGGCAATGAGGATAAGTTGCAACATCAAGTGATGAATTTTATTCATTTGCAATATCCTGATGCCTTGTGTGCGCACGTTCCCAATGAGGGGAGGCGCACTCCTTTTGAGCGGTTTAAATTCAAATATCTTGGCGGAAAATCGGGCATTCCTGATGTTTTAATTTTTGATTGCAATGATAATTTCAATGGTTTGGCTATTGAATTAAAGGCAGGAAATAACAAAGCAACAAGGAATCAGGTTGAATGGCTTGATCGTTTGAATGCAAAAGGGTGGGCAACGTTTTGCCTGAATGATTTTGATGTTGTTTGCAATACAATAAAAAAATACTTTAGCAATGAAATATAGAAACGTTTATTTCGATGAGGAAAATCAAAAGGTGCGTTGGACGATGAACAATACTGGGGATCTTGCAGTCAGTTACGAATATCTTGGAACAATGTCAAGGGTTGAAATTGACTTGCTTGTGGAAATTCTTTGGGAATTGTATGGTGATAAAAACATTAAATTTACAGATTTTGCCAAAACGTTTGGTGAACTTCGCACATTTTGTGATCAATTGAAACAAATCACAAGTTGAAAGTAAAAGGAAACAGAAAAAATGCAGATAAACAAAATTTACAAACCTGATCATTTCGATCAGTACACAATCATTCCTTTGGCTATATTTAGGCAAAAGGGAATATCAATGGCAGCATCGGGATTGTATGCTTGGCTATTTTCACACGATTCAAATCACGAAATCACAATGACTTTCATTGGAGGGCATTTCAAGGATGGAAAAGATGCCATCAATTCAAGGGTTAAGGAATTGGAAACACTTGGTTTTTTAGTGCGTGAATCGGTGCGTGAAAACGGAAAATTTGCGGGATATAATTTCAGGATGTGTGTGCCAACAACCATTGCGGAAAAAACCACAACGGGAAAAACCGCTGCGGAAAAAACCGCTGCGGGAAATCCGCAACAAAGTAATAATATATATAATAATATATATAATAATAATATACAAGATAATATACAAGATCATGTACAAACATTTGTACAAGACAATGTACAATATCATAATAAAACAAATAATATACCTCAAAGTGTAAAATCCGCACTTGATCACTTCATTGCTTTGTTTCCTGAAAAGTATCAACCAACAACCGATGCGCAAAAATTAAAGTGGGCGCAATGCCTTGAGCGTGTTGAGCGTATTGATGGATACGATTTGCGTGAAGTTTACAAAATGACAAAGAAACTATGTGAGGATCAATTCTGGAGTGGCAATTTCCTTTCAATACTTAAATTGCGCAACAAGGATAAAAATGGCATTCTTTGGGTTGATCGTTTTATGGGAATGGAAAAATCAGGAAAACCACAAGCGTACAAGATGATTCCAAACATCATCAAGTTTTACAAATACAATGATCCTGCGGGAAAGCCAATGATTGGCGCAATTACTAAAAATGCGGAGTTGGATGATTTCGCATTGGTGTATAAACTTGGCACAACTGAATATGAAAACCTTAAAAAATATCTTGATGCAAAAGGATAAATTTTACTTTTTAGATGAGTGGGAATGCGATTTGATACGTTTTCACGCAAAACAAAGGCAAATAAACAAGGAACGTAGTGGCATTGATGGTTTGGGTACTGTGAATGAAAAAAGTGGCTTAGAACTCAATTATGCGGGTTTTGCTGCGGAATACATATTTTGTAGGGAAATGAATTTGTTTCCCGATTTTAGCGTGAACAATGATTCAAAGAAAAAAGGAACGGATAAATACGATGCCACGTGGAATGGATGGAGTGTGGATGTAAAGTGTTCACGCAATATCCGAAATCCAATGATGATTCCTGAATACTCAAAATGTGATGTTGATATATTTGCCTTTTTTCAAGGTGATGAAAATCGTTTTGAATTCAAAGGATTTGCAACCAATGGGATGGTATTTGATGAGCGCAAATTGAAATTCACTCGTGTATTGTCTTACGTGGTGCATTCTTATGATATGCTCACAATGGATGAAATAATCTTTTTAAAAACTAAAATATGATTAAAATAACAAATCAGAATAATATGGAACTAATGGCAAGGTATGAAGATAATTACTTTGACCTTGCTATTGTTGACCCACCTTATGGGATTGATATTGCTAAATGGGATAAAATAGATTTAAAACCAAATGACGATTATTTTAAAGAATTATTTAGAGTAAGTAAAAACCAAATAATTTGGGGCGGTAATTATTTTAACTTACCTCATAATCAAGGGTGGCTTTGTTGGGATAAAACATTTTCAGAAGCTGTTAGAGGGAAAAGTATTTCTACTTCAAAAATAAAAAAAGAAAATATATCAGAATTTGAATTGGCGTGGGTTTCCTTTTTAAAAAAAGCTAAATTTGTTAGGTACACAAATTGTGGAAATTTACAGGGTTTTAATAATAAATTAAATGTAGATTACAATAAACCAAAAAAAATTCATATTACAGAAAAACCCATAAAACTTTATGAGTGGCTTTTAATGAATTACGCAAAAGAGGGCGACAAAATACTTGATACACATTTGGGATCAGGCAGCATAGCAATTGCTTGTCACAATTTGGGTTTTGATTTAACCGCTTGTGAACTTGATTCTGATTATTATGAAGCAGCAATGAAACGTTTGAAACAACATCAGGCACAACAAACACTTTTTTAAATTATAAAATATGAAACTAAACAGAAACCAAAAATTCATTCTAAAGGCAGCAATATATTTTGTTATTATTTATGCCTTAACAATTCAAATGATGATAATCGGATTGGATTTTTTTTTAAGTTAGCAAAATGAAACAGAAACTTGAAACCTTAGGAATCATCCTGAAAAAACAATCAGGATACGAAAAAACAACTTGTCCAAAATGCTCACACACACGCAAAAAGAAAAACGATCCTTGTCTTTCAGTAACGATTGATGAGGGTGTTTACAATTGCCACAACTGCGGATGGAGCGGGAGTGTAAAGTTTGAGCGCAAAAAGGAATACATAAAACCTCCCAAAGTTAGCATTGATTTGAATGATCGTGTGATTGAATGGTTTGCAACTCGTGGCATAACAGAACCAACATTGGCGCATTGGAAAATTGGTGAATCGCTTGAATATATGCCACAAGTGCAAAAGAAAAGGCGGTGCATCAACTTCAATTATTTTAAAAACAAGGAACTCATCAATGTAAAATATCGGGATGCGGAAAAAAATTTCAAACTCGTTTCAGGTGCTGAATTGATTTTTTATGGCATTGATAATTTGAAAGATGTTGAACGTTGCTACATCGTGGAGGGTGAAATGGATGCACTTTCATTGCATGAAGCGGGATTGTACTCGGTTTGCTCCGTTCCAAATGGTGCATCAAAGGGCAATCAAAAACTTGAGTATTTGGATAATTGCTTTGAATACTTTAAAAACAAAAAAGAAATCATTCTTTGCACTGATAATGATGATGCGGGATTGCAGCTGCGCAATGAATTGTCAAGGCGGTTTGGTGCATATCGTTGCAAATACGTGGAGTTTGGTGAATACAAAGATGCAAACGAGGTGTTGATATCCAAAGGTGCGGAAACGCTGCGAAACATCATCAAGGATGCGAAAAACTTTCCATTGGAGGGTGTATTGAATATCAGCAACATTTGGGATAATGTTTTATCCTACAATGAAAAGGGCATAAAAAATTATTCACTTGGATTGGGTGAATCCGATTCGTATTTCAAAATTGCAATGGGTGAATGGAGTGTTGTGACTGGAATTCCCAATTCGGGAAAATCCGATGTTGTGGATCAGGTGCTTTGCAACTTGGCAACCAAATATGATTTCAGGTGCGCAATGTTTTCACCTGAATCATTTCCTTATGAGGGGCATATCAAAAGGATTGCCAACAAACTGAATGGCAAAATGTGCAACTCGGATGATTTGAACAACACAAAGGATTTTATTGAGGATCATTTTTACTGGATAAAAATCGATCTTGAAAACCTTACACTCAAAGGCATATTGGATGCGTTTCGGGAACTTGTGTTTCAAAAGGGAATCAATGTGTGTGTAATTGATCCTTGGAATATGCTTGATCATTCAGCGCAAAGGGATTTCAGCTACATTGGGAGGGTGCTTTCGGAAATAACGCAATTTTGCCAACAAACCAACACGCATTTGTTTCTGGTGGCACATCCACGCAAGATTGAATCTGTGGAGGGTGTATATAAAAAACCAACTTTGTACGATATTTCAGGGAGTGCGGATTTTTTCAATAAGGCATACAATGGTGTTGTTGTATATCGGTGCATTGGGCAAAAAACCAAATACAAATCCGATGCGGTGCGATTGTACATTGAAAAGGTAAAACGAAAGGAAAACGGTCAATTGGGTGATTTTGAAGTTGCTCCCGATTTCACCAATGGCGGGGTGTACAAACCTCTTGAGGCGGAAAACAAAAAATTTGAAGTGATAAAAGATACAAACGTTCCATTTTAAAAATTAAAAAATATGATTGAAATTACAAATGAGGATAATATGAAGTTAATGGCAAGGTATGAAGATAATTACTTTGACCTTGCAATTGTTGACCCTCCATATGGGATAGAAAGATTTAAAAATGTTACTAATACACCGAGCGAAAAAGATGTACACGCTAAAAGGTTTCAAGGTATGGAATTAGTTAACGATATAAAACCAACACAAATATATTGGGATGAATTATTTAGAGTTTCTAAACATCAAATTGTGTTTGGCGCTAACAACTTTACAATGCCTGAAAGTGAATACTTTTTGATTTGGGATAAAAAACAAGCGATGCCAAACTTTGCAAGATGTGAATATGCTTGGGTAAGTATGAGTTTAAAAAAACCTGCTAAAATTTGCGAATACTCAATACACAAACACAATCAAGTTGAAAAAATACACCAAACACAAAAACCTGTCTACCTGTATGAATGGATTTTAATGAACTATGCCAAAGAAGAGGATAAGATTTTAGATACTCATTTAGGTTCAGGAAGTGTAGCAATCGCTTGTCACAATTTAGGATTTGATTTAACCGCTTGTGAACTTGATCCCGATTATTACAATGCAGCGATGAAACGTTTGAAACAACATCAAGCACAACAAACACTTTTTTAAAATGAAAAGATATTTAAAAGCAATAACGTGGGCAATCATTGCAGCAATCACAATCGGATTTTGGGTGTGTGCATATAATGTAATAACAATTTTTTATTATGCGATTCAAATTTGCGCCAAGTAAAGAAATGCAATCCGCAATGGGGTGGTGCTTTAAAAATGGCATCAAACAATACGTTGTGCCACGCAAAAACGAATTCTGGATTGTGCTTGATCACAAAGGAAACAAACGCAATTCACCAAAGGCATACGCAAAGATTGATGAAGCGCATCAAAAGATTTGGGAAATATATTTGTACTTTTACCAAAAACACAAAGGATGAATCTTGCAATCACTTTTTTTCCGATATATGGCTTAACACTTGGCATCAACTATATTGATAATGAACTTCAAGATGTTGAGCGCACTGATGGAATGCGGGAACACGTTATTCAAATCCTTTTGCTTGTGTTTGGTTTTAACATAATTTGGTATTCCTATGAAGCGTAAAGTAAACATCGCATCAATCAAACCGAATCCCGACAATCCACGATTCATTTCCAAATCTAAATTTAAGAAACTTGTCAAATCGATTAAGGCATTCCCTGAAATGCTTGAAAAGCGACCAATTGTTGTTGATGAAAATATGGTTGTATTGGGTGGCAATATGCGCCTTAAAGCGTGTAAAAGTGCAGGATTGTTTGAAGTGTGGATTGATAAGGCAATTGGATGGAGTGATGAAAAGAAAAAAGAATTCATCATCAAGGACAATGTTGGCTTTGGGGAATGGGATTGGGATGTGGTTGCAAACGAATGGAATCCCAATGAACTCGATGATTGGGGTTTGGATGTATGGCAAGATCCTCCACAAGATGATGATCAGGATGATTCATCAAAGGAAAACGAGCCAAAAGAAACTTGCGAATACTGCGGAAAATAATTTTTTTTAGTTTTTTTTACTTTTTTCTTGTGAGAAAGAATTTTTTCTCTTATATTTGTATCAAATAATAAAAACAAACAGAAATTATGAAAACTCAAACTAAAACTCAAACAAGAAAAATCGGTGTAGCAGGTGGATTCATCAATCAAATGATGGGCAACAACACAACAACTCCAGTGGTTGGTGCAGGTGCAACAATTTTGATGTATTCAGATCGTGATGCATATGAAGTGATTGAAGTTTCAAATGATGGAAACTCTTGTGTGATTCGTGAAATGGATACAACATTCGTTGGATCGGGATATGGTGATGAAAGATATACATACAAATCAAACCCTGAAAATCACACTAAAAATTTAGAGTGGAACTCTAAAAAACAAAAATGGGGTGAAGTTTATTTCACAACAGAAATCATCAAATCATTGGCAAAATCGTATGATAAAAAATACGGATACGGATGGCTTGATATTCTTTTGGAAGAAAACGGATTGACTTATGATGAAATGCGTACATCTGAATATGATTTTCATGGGAAACAATTGAAATTGATTGATGGATTAACAAAGCAATACAAAAATTTCAATCCAATATCAATCATCTTTGGAGTTATGGAGCAATATCGTGATCCATCATTCTAACCAAAATCAACTCAAAACATTAGCCATCCAATCGGGTGGCTTTTTTTTTATATTTTTGTATCATGGCAAATAAGCAAAATTCGACACTAAAAAAAGCAATGATCGCTGCATTGGAAAAATCCCTTTGCGTTGTTACAACCGCTTGTAAAACAGTGGGCATTGATAGGCAAACGCATTACAACTGGATGAACAATGATCCCGAATACAAAAAGGCGGTTGATGATTTGCAAGATATTACACTTGACTTTGCGGAATCACAACTCCACAAGCAAATCAAAGAGGGCAATACAACTGCAACGATTTTCCTATTGAAAACCAAAGGCAAAAAGCGTGGATACATTGAGCGCAGTGAAGTGCAAATTGATGGTGAAGTTGAAAGCAAAATCATTGAATGGCATCCATCGAAAAAAGAAAAGTAACGGAATACTGCAACATTCAGTTTTATCAAGCCATTGAGGCAAAGGAACGGATAAAAGTATTTCAAGGCGGAACAAGGAGCGGGAAAACGTATGCCTTGTGCCAATACCTAATCTATTTACTCACAACACGCAAAGATGCATTGGTGATATCCATTGTTCGGAAAACGCTCCCTGCACTCAAAGGATCAGTTCAAAGGGATTTTATTTCATTGCTGCAAAAACTTGGATTGTATTATCAAGGGGTACACAACAAATCCGAAAATACTTTTAAATACAAAAATCATTTGGTTGAGTTTTTGAGCGTTGATGATAGCCAAAAGATACGAGGGCGCAAACGCACACATTGTTTTTTGAATGAAGCGAATGAATTGATTTTTGAAGATTTCAGGCAAATATCAATGAGAACAACGGAGGAAATGTTGATTGATTTCAACCCATCTGATCCCGTTCATTGGTTGTATGATGAAGTGATTGATCGTGATGATTGTTTCCTTTCGGTTACAACCTACAAGGATAATCAGTTTTTGCCATTGGAATTGGTGCGGGAAATTGAGCGCATCAAGGATCGTGATCCTGATTACTGGAGGGTATATGGTGAGGGGCAACGTGCGGTGTTTTCCGATAGGCAGATATTCCAAAAGTGGGAATACATTCCATTCAAGGAGTTTCCCGAATTGGATTGGCACTTGGGATGTGATTTCGGATTCTCAAATGATAGCACCGCAATCGTGATGGTGGCAAAAAAGAATGATAAACTTTATGTGCATGAAATCCTTTACTCCAAAGGAATGACAAATCGTGATATTGCTGAATTCCTAAAACGTGAGGGTAAAAATCAAATGCTGATGTATTGTGATAGTGCAGAGCCAAAATCAATTGAGGAGTTGCGCCAAATGGATGTGTTGGCAAAGGCAGCCATAAAAGGCGCAGGATCAATAAATGCAGGAATATCGCTCATCAAGGAGTTTGATGTGATTGTTTCAAGCGAATCAAAGAACTTGCAAAAGGAGCAACAAATGTATTTTTGGGAGGAATTAAAGGATGGAACAATCATCAACAAACCGATTGATAAATTCAATCACCTGATGGATGCATTGCGATATGCCACGTATTCAAGGTATAAAAACCGCAATGATTTCTTTGTGATTTAAAATTTGTATTTTTGAATAAAATTTTTATTGATGGCATCATTGTTCGATAGATTCAAAAATCTCATATCAAAAAACGCACAACAAACCGCAGCCGAATACAATCGGGCAATTTATCAATTTTTAGGTGAATCCATTGTTTGGAATCCTGAAAATGATGATACATATATTCGTGATGGATATAGGAAAAACGCAACAATATATTCGATTGTAAACATTATCACAAACGCTGCAACAACAATTCCATTTCAGATATACGAAAAGGTAAACGAAAACGAAGTGAAGCGTTACAAGGCACTCACAAGCGGATCAGTGGATGCCAATTCAATATACAAAGCAAACCTCATCCGCAAAAATGCAATGGTTGAATTGGAGGGAACGGAACTCCACAAGCTATTGGAACGACCTAATGCAGCACAATCATATTCAAGTTGGATCAGCGAACTCATTGCCTTTGGTAAACTTACGGGCAATCGTTACATCTATGGGATTGCACCTGAAACTGGAATCAATCAAGGAAAATATAAGGAACTTTATGTGATGCCATCACAAATAATGGAAATCGTATCGGGAGGCATTATGCAACCCGTTCAAAAATACCGCATTGAATATCAAGGTGCTTATGATATCCCTGCGGAGGATATATGCCACATCAAGGATTTCAATCCTTACTATGATGGCACTGGATCACATTTGTATGGACAATCACCATTGAGGGCGGGATTGCGTTCACTTACAACGAACAATGAAGCGGTGCAAACGGGTGTTAAATACTTACAAAACCAAACCGCACGTGGAATCCTCACAAGTGATGAGGGGGATTTGAATGAGGTACAAGCGCAACAATTAAAAGATAAGTTCCGCAAAAACTTTCAAGGTGCGAACAATGCAGGGGATGTGATCATCACTCCCAAAAAATTATCGTGGGTAAACTTTGGATTGAATGCAGCGGATGTTTCACTCATTGAGCAATACAATGCATCAATCAAAGATTTGTGCAACATATATGCAGTTCCAGTGCAATTGTTAAACAATACGGAATCCTCCACATACAACAACATGAAAGAGGCAAAAAAAGCATTGTATCAAAATTGCGTGATTCCCGAACTCAACAAAATACGTGATGAATTGAATCGTTGGCTTGTTCCAAAGTTTGGCGATAAACTATTCATTGATTTCGATTATTCCGCAATTCCTGAATTGCAGGAGGAAAATGAAAAGGTAGTTGATCAACTTTCAAAAGCGTGGTGGGTTACTCCAAATGAAAAAAGACGTGTGATGAATTATGGTGTAGATGAGGAAAACATTGCGCTTGACAATTATTACATTCCTGCAAACCTTATTCCAATTGAAACAAACGAAATGCCAATTCCTAATCCGATTGATGAAATGGATATTGAGGAGGAAAAGCAACTAATCAAAGAGGCACTTTGGAACATTCAAGTGAAATCCGATGTGTTGAATACTGATATCATCACAACATCAAAAGCCGAAGTTGATGGAATGGTGGATACATATACAACGGAGGATGAAGCCATTGCACGTGCAATTGAATTGGGCGGTGATGGGTATCACGAAATTGAATTGAATGATGAGGTTGTATATATGCCATTTGCAACACATCAGGAATATGAGGATGCCATTGCTGCAATGGAGGAACAAAAACAAGTTTCCGATGCAGTGGAGGCGGGATTGAAAAAAAAAGTTGAGGAACACAACGAAAAGTTTGGTGATGATCCTGCAAAGCGTGTAACACTTGGAATGCTTATTGAAGTTTTTGAACGTGGTGTTGGTGCTTACAACACAAATCCTGAATCAGTGCGCCCATCAGTATCATCATCCGATCAATGGGCATACGCTCGTGTGAATTCATTCCTTTATGCAATGCGCAATGAGGAATTTAGATCAGGCAAACACGATACGGATTTGTTTCCAGAGGAACATCCGCTATCAAGCAAGGATGAAAGCAAGGCGGAAATGTACGATGATTATCCACAAACCGCATCCAATAATGCAAAGCGAATGTTGGAATGGCGGGAAAAGTACGGACGTGATGTTGTAAAAGGCGGAACGGAAGTTGGATGGAAACGTGCTAATCAACTTGCAAATCGTGAAGCAATCAGTGTGGATATCATTTCAAGGATGGCACAATTCAATAGGCATCGTGAAAACGCAAAGATTGCGGATGAATACAAAGATGAGCCATGGAAAGATCGTGGATACGTTGCGTGGAATTTATGGGGTGGCACTGCGGGTGTAGATTGGGCAATCAAAAAAATGGAGGAATTGCGCAATGGCTAAAATGAAAATAATTGAGGTTTTTTTTGAAAAACCAAAAAAGAAACGCAAAGGAGTTCATTCCAAAAACGCATCAAAAGGGCAAAACGGATACAAAAAAAAGAATCGTGGTCAAGGTAAAAAAAGATAAAAAATGACTGAAATATCAAAACAAACTAAATTCACATTATCAATTGAAACAATGATTGCATTGGCAGTTTCTTTATTTACTGCAACTGCGTTTTATTTTGATTTAAAAGCACAAGTGAAAGAGGCAATGGAGCAACCTCAACCAGTGATTTCACGTGCTGAATACGATTTGAAAGATAATGCCATCCGCAGCGAAATAATGAGCAATCGACAACTCATTGAAAAGAATTTTGAAAAACTTGAAATCATTGAAGCAAGATTGTACGAATTAAAAACCAAATAAAATGAGAACTTTTATTTTGATATTGGCTTTGTTGTTTTCACCATCAAGCGTGAATCCAAATCCAGTTGAAAATAAAAGTATCACAGTGATGCAAATCAATGCGAAATGGAACAAACAAAACAACATTGATCTTGGAAATTTGATTGGATGTGATGTGAAATTTGCTTGGCTTGAGGATCAACCTAAATCATTGAAAAAAAATATCAACAGAGTTCCGATAATTGTTTTATACAATGGCAGCCAACCAGTGATGCAATGGAGTGCTGATTTGTCGTTCAAACTCAATGTTGATTTGGATGAAATTCAAAAAACAATAAATTCAATTAGATAAAATGCCAATTCCACGTGAAAACGAAACGCAAAGCCAATTCGTGGCACGTTGCGTGATTGATGATGAAGCAACAAGGGATTTTCCTGATGTTGATCAGCGCATTGCATTTTGTTATTCCCAATATGAAAGGGAACAAAAAAACAACATTATTTCAAAACAAGTGAAAGCCAATTGGCAAGGTGCATTTGAAAACGAAAGGCGTAAAGCGGAAAAGGCAATCATCGGATCGGTGCAAAGGTTTTATCAAAACGAATACGCAAAGGGAGTTGATGCATTCATCCAACAAGGCACAATACAATTGGATGGCATATTCCAAACGGAGGGATTCAAAAAAATATATCAGGAACTTTACGTGCAAACTGGAATGCGGTTTGCCAATTGGTATGCAAGGAACTTTGATCGTTTTCTAAAAAAAGGAGTAAACCCAAATCAATTTCAAACGGAATGGCAAAACCTATTCGGGCAATTCGCTCAACAAAATGCGGGTGCAAAAATTGTGCTTGTGCAAGGAACTGCAAAGAAAACATTGCAACGGATACTCAAAGCGAATATGAACGATCCTGCATTTGCAGCACTCGGAGCAAAGCAAAAGCGTGATGTGATATTGCGCCAAACAAACCTATATTCAAGGAATCAGGCACTCCGATTGGTGCGTACAGAGGCAACCGCAGCTGCGAATTTTGGCACATTGCAATCCGCAACAAGTATATTTCCCGCACAACAAATGATGAAACAATGGGTTTCAGGACAAGATGGGCGCACACGCTCCATTCCTCCAAACGATTTCGATCACGAAGTGATGAATGGTGTACAAGTGAAATATGAGGATACATTCAGCGTACAAGGGCAACAAATGCGTTTTCCTGCTGATTCATCATTGGGCGCATCAGCGGGAAATATTGTGAATTGTAGATGTAGCGTGTTTCCATTCCCAATGGAGGAGGCACAAGCAATCGGGCAATTTGAAAGTATTGGATTTGGTTTAAGTGGCGCAGCATTGTCGCAAATCCTAAATAATGAATAATAACTATATTTGTACAAAATTGACTTAATATGGCAATGATTTACAAGGCATCACCAATGGGTGAAATTGCCGATATTGATGAAAAAATGGGAATCGTAAAAGGATACGGATCTTACTTTGGCAACAAGGATTCCGATGGGGATGTGATTGCAAAAGGAGCGTATCAAAAAACCATCAAGGAAAATGGTGAGCGTGTTCGTTACTTATGGCAACACAAAATGGATAAACCCATTGGGAAAATAAAAGAAATGTATGAGGATGACAAAGGATTGATGTTTGTCGCTGAAATACCAAAAACAACACTTGGCAATGATGCGCTTGAACTTATGAAAGCGGGAATCGTAACGGAAAACTCCGTTGGTATATTGCCAATACAAAAACAAATGAAAGATGGATTTCGTGAAATAACCGAAGTCAAACTTTATGAAATATCCGCAGTAACATTGGCAGCCAATGATCAAGCAAAGATTTTGGATGTGAAAGGAAAAGTGGATATTGAAAACGAATTCAAGCGTTTCGATGCATTGGCAAAACTTATCCGCAAGGGCAAGATTTCCGATGAGATGGGATACGCTATTGAAGCCGAAATACTAAAATTGAAATCATTTTTTATTGATTTCACAAAGCCGACTGATGAAGTCACTTTGCCGAAAAAAGATGATGCGATTGAGGTGTTTACATATTTATCAAATAAATTAACTAAATAAATTTTTCAAAAATGAATGAAAATGTAAAAGCGCAATTGGATCAACTTGGCGATTTAATCGATGCCAAATTGGAAAAAGCGCAAGGTCAAGCAATTGATTCTGCAACTGGAAAAGCGGATGAAATGCTTAAGAGTGAGATCAACAATCTTACTACTCAATTCAACGAGCGTTTTGATGCAATGGAAGTTGCAAACAAAAAACACTTTGAATCAAAACAAGATGTTTCCTTTAAAGGTGCTTTAACAAATGCCATCAATGATGGTGCTATTGAAGCAATTGCAAAAGGAAATGCACGTTCTGCATCATTCGAGGTAAAAGCCGATATGACTGTTGCAGCCGATTTCACTGGTGAAGTTATTCCCGCTGATAGAGTTGCAGGATACAAATTCGATCCTAGTCGTTCAGTTCACGTGAGAAACTTGATTCCACAAGGATCAACTTCATCTGATGTTGTTCGTTTCGTAAAAGAATCAGGATATTCAAATGGTGCTGCAACCGCAGCGGAGGGTGCTACACTTGCACAATCTGATTTTGATATGACTGCATCTGATGCAAACGTTCGTAAAATTGGAACGTATTTCCGCATCAGTGAGGAAATGTTGGCGGATACTCCACAACTTACATCATATCTTTCAGCTCGTGCGCCTGAAAAACTATTATCTGTTGAGGATACACAAATCCTTTCAGGTAATGGCACTGCGCCAAACCTTTCAGGTATCATCACCGATGCTGCTGATTTTGATACTTCTGCAAGTGGTGCGTTTTATCAAAGCGTAGAATCTGCAAATGAATTTGATGTGCTTGTTGCTACATTAAACCAATTGGCATTGAGTGAATATCAAGCGGATTACATTATGTTGAATCCAACTGATTTCCATAAAATCCTTTTATTGAAAGATAGCCAAAATAGCTATTTGAAAGATCAGGTTTATGCAGGTTTACAACCCGCTTTCATGGGTGTGCCAGTTGTGATCAACACTGCAATCAGTGCGGGAACATTCCTTGCAGGGAACTTCGGTGTTGGAACTCAACTTTGGGTGCGTGACAACGTTGGTGTTGAATTCTTTAGAGAAGATGGCACAAACGTACGTGATGGTTTCGTTACTGTTCGTGTATCTGAAAGAATCGCATTGACAAACTACTTGCCAAATGCGTTCGTAAATGGATCATTCTCAACTGCAAAAGCTGCACTTGAAACTCCCTAATCAATAGGGCATTACAACCAACAAAAGGGGTTATCATATTCGATAACCTCTTTTTTTTTGCATTTTTTTTTGATTTTGTTTGGTGGGAAAAAATATTTTCTTATATTTGTACCAACAAAACGAAACAGATATGAACAATTTTCAAAGTATTACCGACAACAGATTAAGAAAAGATTTAATTTCAATAGCACAATCAATGCAAGGTCACCATTTCGCAAGATTAGCGATGATGATGGCGGAGGAAAGAGGCATTGATTTAAGCTATGAAGATGCTTTAAAACTTTAAAAAAACAAACGGGGAGGGCAACCTCCCCATAAAACTTGAAACAATGAAACGGAAAATCGAAAACTTTATTTTTGACTGCATCATATATTTTGCAGCATTTGGATTGATGAGTGGCTTTGTGTACTTGTGTGCATTGGCTGATAAATGGGTTGGAGTATGAAGCGCAAGGAAACAAAAATCAACAAAGGATTGTTGGGATGGCTTTTCTTTTTAGTTGGCGCACGTACAATTTACCTTTTCAATGATATATTTACGGGGATTTTTTTGATCCTCATTGGATTTACAATGATGTTAAATAAAGGGGAATGATGGATTATTTGAGTGCAGATTACAAAAGGTATTTGCAACTATTGGATGCAAAGGAATTCAGTAAGTTGCCATTGTCAAAACAATTGATGGTTTTGAAAGAACTCGGCGAATTGGAAAAGAAAATTGCTCAATCTTAGGGCATTTATTCATAGTTTGTTTTTATTGTTGAAAAGGGCATCCATTTGGTTGCCTTTTTTTTTGTAGATTTATTTTGTGAATGCAAACCAATTTGGATGCTTTGCGGAATATCGATTCGCAATTCGTGCAATGGAATGGGGTTTCAATGTTTCCATGCCATTGCTTGATGCATCCGCATACGATGCCATTGTGGAAAAGAATGGTGTTGTGCGTAAAATACAAATCAAATCAATTTCAGAGGCACGTACAATTAAGGAAAATCGTGAGGATGTGCAATGTGTATTGCGTAGGGATGGCAAATCATATCCAATTGAAATGGTTGATTACTTTGCAATTTACGTTGAACGTGATCGTGGGTTTTATATTATTAAGAATAACGGGCAAAAAACAATCAGGTTATCAACAGAGGGTATATATAAAAAAAATTTGAATAACTTTGCGATAATTCTGTGAGGGATTTTTTTCTGTTTCAACTTAAAAGGAGGCGCAATCAATGTGCCTCTTTTTTTTTAACTTTACACAAAATAAATGCAATGAGGCAAATCACAATAAATTCCACAACTGGAAATGAAATCATCACCATTCAGGATGTGAAAGATTTCGCAAGGATTGACACATCAGCTGATGATACGTTGATTAGCTTAATGATTGAAACCGCACGAATTTGGTGTGAAAATTACATTTCAAGGGATATTGTTCCAAAAAATAGAACGTATTACGTTGATGTTACAACAACGGGATTGATTGATTTGCCATTTTCACCAGTGGCATCCATTTCAAGCGTTACAATCAATAATGAAACCGCAACATTCACAATACTTGGATTGAATAATGAAACAATTGAATTGGATGGTGGTGCTGCGGAAAAGGTAAAAATAACGTACATAACGGAGGGCATCAACAATGCAATGATGAAACAAGCAATGTTGCAAACAATCACAACGTATTATGATAATCGTGCCGATTTTGTTCAAGGTGCAAACGTGCATTTGATTCCAACGAGTGCCAAAACAATACTTACATCTTACAAATCAATGTTTGTTTAATGGATGCGGGGAAATTAAATAAAAGGATTAAAATACTGCGATTAACTAAAACCGCAGATGGATTCGGTGGCTTTACAAGTTCCGAAACCATTGTGCATACCTTTTGGTGTGCCTACAAGGAAAATTCGGGCGAAATAACGCAGGAAAACGGAATTAGGGAGCAACGCACCGCAATTGAAATAATAATGCGGGAAAAGGCAGCAAATCAAATCCTGATGAGTGATGTGTTGGAACTTGAATCATCGGGTGAAAAGTTTCGCATCAACGACAAGTTCGATTCCACGATTGATAAGTACACAACAATCAAAGCGGTTACGATATGAATGTAAAAATCAATCAAATGGATTTGGCAAAGTTGAATAAAAAACTTGCGCAATTGCAAAAGTTCTCAAAACAGGAACTTGCCAATGAAGTTGGCAGGGGTGCAATGGAAATTGTTGGTAGGGCAAAACAATCCGCTCCAAAGGATACGGGTGCATTGCGCCAAAGTATCAATTCGGAGGCATCTGGAAAAGGTGTTGCGGTTTATGCTAATGCTAAATATGCGCCATATATTGAATTCGGAACGGGATCACAAGTGAGTTTGGCGGATATGAAAGAACTTGGAATCCCTGATGCGTATGCAGCACAATTCAAAGGCAAAGGAATTCGTGAAGTGAATTTGCCTGCACGACCATTTTTCTTTTCATCCGCAAGGGTTGGTTTCAATAATATGTTGAAACGAGTTGATAAAAAACTAAAAAAATTAACATGAGAGAAGTTATTCACCGCATACGAAAAGCCATCATTGATCGTTTAACAAACGAAGTTTCATTGCGTGGCAATATCGTGCCTATTTATGGTAGAGTGCCATCAGATGCAACGTATCCATTTGTACGGGTGTATTCCCTTACAAACAATGAAGTTGATCAAAACCAAACAACATTCAATTCCGAAGTGATTACAAGGATTGAAGTGGTTACAAGGTTTGATTCTGATAATGGTGGGGAACTCGATTGCAACCTTATTGTGGATGAATGTTTATCTTTGTTGCGCACACGATCAGCAAATTATTTTGATTTGAGCGCACAAGGATTTAATGTGTACACATCACAAAATGAGGGTATTCAATATATTGAACAGGATTTAAGTGATCACACATATTTCAGGGCAATCATTGAATTAAGCAATCGTGTGGAACAAATTCCTCCATCGGGCGGATTACAAAACGAATTACAAATTGAATTACAATCATAATGGCAAAAATCACATTCACCAATAAAACGGACAATCAAACATCAGCATTGGCGGAAATTTACAAGGTTACCGCATCCAATGTTAATGAAATAAAATCAAGCGTAAACGCAATATATGATGATCAAGGCGGGTTTGCCTTTTATGAGGATACTGCAACAAGCGCAACTCCCATCAATTTAACTGCGAACACTTGGGTTGATTTAACCAACAACAAGGCAGGAACGGGAACTGAAACAACGTACAAACCAACATACATCACTGGTGATTTGTGGGATTCAGCAACCAACACAATTGATTTGGATGAAGTGCCAGTTGGAAAAGTAGTTTTCATTCGCATTGATTATGATGTTATAACTGGATCAGCAAACACACGAATGGAATCAAGATTGTATTTTCCAGATACCACAAAAAGCGTTGAATTTGCTCACGATTTGATTGCAACATCAGGAAGTGAAGTGCGTTATTCACGCACAACACAATTCTTTGTTTCAAGCGCAATCAAAACAAGCGGTGTGAAAATACAAGTGAAAGTTGATAAAAGTGGAGCAACCGCAAGGGTTGAGGATTTTCAAATCACAATTTTGAGTTTCTAAAATGAAGCATTTTAAAATAAGCGAATTTGATTCACCTGATGAAGTTGGGAGCGGAAAGCGTATGGATGCCGAAGTGCTGCAAATGATTGACAAAGCACGTAAAATTTTTGGCAAACCAATACGTATAAATTCGGGTGTACGTTCGATTGCTCACAATGAAAAGGTTGGCGGATCAAAAACATCAAGCCATTTGAAAGGATATGCAATTGATGTGAGTTGCGACAATTCAGCGGATCGGTTTCGTTTGGTTGAAATTTTGATGCTTGTTGGTTTCAATAGATTAGGGATTGCCAAAACGTTTATTCACGTTGATAATGATCCTGATAAAAGTAAAAATGTTATTTGGGTATATTGAAAAAATAATTAACATTAAGTGTTAATCAAAAAAAATGAAAACATTGATTGCAAAATTATTGGGATTGAATGGGGATGGCAAATCATCATTGGGTGAATTTGCAAAGGATTTGCGTGAAGCAATCAAAGGTAAGGAAATTGATCCTGATAAAATGATGGAACTCGTAAAGGTACAAAGTGAAATCAACAAAATGGAGGCACAACATCGGAGCGTATTTGTTGCGGGTTGGCGTCCGTTCATCGGTTGGATTTGTGGGATTGCACTTGCATACAACTTCATTATTCGTGATGTGATTGCGTGGATTTCACCTGATGTGATGCCTCCTGCAATTCAAATGGATCAACTGATCACAATCCTTTTGGGAATGCTTGGATTGGGAGGATTGCGTACCTTTGAAAAGATAAAAGATAAAACCAAATAAATGGGAGTTAAGGATACTGCAAATTTGGCAATGATTCCCGCAGCGTATGCGGAGGACAAAGTTTATTCCGTTTTGCCATCCGATGGTGATGGTGATTTCACATTCACACGAAGTGGATCAGGCACACGAATCAACAAAGGCGGATATATTGAAACAATGGGCAACAATGTGCCTCGTTTGAATTATCGTTTGGATGCGGTTGGAAACCCAACGGAATGCGCTGAATTGCTTTTGGAGGCATCAACAACTAATCTTGTTCGCCAAAGTGAAAATTTTGCATCAACTTGGAGTAAACAACAAAGTACAATCACATCTGATCAAGTTATTGCACCTGATGGAACAAAAAATGGTGATAAATTAACCGTAACGGGAACAAGTCAAGCGAGGTGCGAACAAATTATTACAACTGTTACCGCAACATCAACAATCAGTTGTTTTGTAAAAGCAGGAAACAACAGATATATTGCACTTGCACAATTTGGTGCAACGGGTACGCCATCAGTTATTTTTGATTTGGAAACGGGTGGTATTACAACCGCAAGTTCGTATGCTACAAACAAAGGAATTCAAAAATATCCAAATGGTTGGTATAGAATTTTTATGACTTATTCTCATTCAAGCGGTGATACATACGACATTGTGAAAGTTGTTTTGTGTAATAACCCAACAACATACTTTTCAAGCACAATTGGTGATTTCGCATATTTGTGGGGGTTTCAAAAGGAGCATAATTCAGATCCAACAAGTTACATAAAAACAGAGGCATCCACAATCACACGCAACGTTGATTCCGCATACAATCAACCATTCGGGGATTTAACAAGTGATTATCCAATTACACTATATTGGAAAGGGCGCATCACTGCATACGATTCGGGAGGTTTCAATACACAAAGTTTTGCAGGAATTGCCAAAAACAATGATGCAGTTAGATATTTGAATTTGAAGTTTTATTCAACAACTCAATTGCAACTTGAACGGAGGAATACAACGCAAAGGCAAAATTTTATTACTTACACAACACAATTGGATGATGTAAAAAAAATTGCGATAAAATACATTTCAAGCACTCACGTTGTGATTTTTATTGATGGGATTGAAGTATTTAACAATTCATCACTTGATGCGGTTTCATGGGATTTTGATTCCATTTTGATTGGGCAATTTAGATACAATACAGATACTGGAAAACGTATTCCCGCTGATGAATTATTTGTGTGGAATAAGGCACTCACCGATGCGGAAATGGTTGATGTTACTTCTTATGATACATTTGCGGAAATGGCAACAGGGCAACAATATACAATACAATAAAAATGGCAGATCCAAAACTAAAACTCGGAAATGATATTTGGGCAACAAAGCAAAAAAGTTTGTTGGCATACAATGATGAGGGTGGCAATTTCAAAAGTTTGCCATTTCAAGTGGATAGGATTTCGGGAGGATCTTATGTAGGGCGCAACGGATTGATACAATACGCTGCATCCAATGAGCCACGAATTGATTTTTTAAACAACACAAAAGGGGGGTTATTGCTTGAGCAACAAAGAACAAATTCAATCACACACAGTGAGGATTTTAGTGATGGCAGTTGGAACAAAAATAATGCAACTGTAACAGCGAACAATACAACCGCACCTGATGGCAGTAGTAGTGCCGATTTAATTACAAGTACGGGAACTGCACCCTATGCAAGGGTTACGTTTACACACTCAACATTGACCGATTATTGCGTTTCTATTTTTGGTAAAAAAGGCGATGAGGATTATTTATATATTAGGGCATTAGCTTTATCAAGTCAACCAATTGCAAGTTTCAATTTGAGTACGGGTACATTAGGAACTATAAATTCGGGATTAACTGCGGAAATAGAATCACACAACAATGGTTGGTACAGATGCATTATAAAATACACAACCACAAGCAGCATTTCAAATAATCTCATTGATTTCGGATTTGCATCATCTGATAATTCACGTTTCTCATCATCAGGAAAATTTGCATATTTTTGGGGTGCGCAAGTTGATGTTGCAAACACAAAATCAAGCTACATCCCAACATCAGGAGGTGCGGTTACGAGGGTGGTTGATTTCACTTTCATTCCGAGTGGTTTGCAAAACATTTTAAACACAAGCGAGGGTACATTGTTTGTTGATGTGGATGTGCCACGAGTTTCATCAACTGGAAGTTTTGAGCGTATTGTTTTAAGCGATCAAAACGCATCAACTGATCGGATAATTTTTGACAATTATGGAGGAAATTGGAGGGCGTTGATGTTGTCAGGCGCAAACAACGTAAACAAAACTATTGTGAGCGTTACCGCAAATCAAAGAATAAAAGTTGCAATTGCATATTCATCAACTGAATTGAGAATCAGTTATGATGGAAATGCTGCAACAACAACAACTGGAACTTATGCGCCAACAACTACTTTGGAAAGTTTAAAATTTTCAAACAAAGATGGCGGGAGTAAATGGTTTGGAAATATATACAATGTAAAGTATTTTGATTCCGCATTATCAAATGCTGAATTAGTTGAATTAACAAAATAAAATAAATAAATAAAATGAGCCATATATTTAAAAAATACGAGTTTCCTGATGAAGCAACTGCGGATGCTTTGATTGATGCGTTGCCATCACAATATGATGAGGAATTGGATGAAACACATCCCGCACACAATCACGTGATCGTAAAATTGCACCATCCAATAATTGAGCAACCAGTTTATGATGATGAGGGCAATATCGAAACCGATGCAGTATTGGCGGAAAACTTTTCCGTTGATGTGCTTTGGCAGGGTATTGAAGCGCAACCAAAGGATTGGGAACAATACGAAATCACATTGACTGATAATGGTGTTCACACGTTTTTCGGGATTGATTACATATAAAAAAAATAAGTATATTTGTATAGAATTAAAAAATTAAAAAGCTATGCCAACAACGGGTGTATTTAACGGAACAAACCTTGTACTTTCAGTAGAGGGTACAAATCTTGGGCATACAACTTCATGCTCATTAACATTATCAACTGATTTGCCAGAGGCAACAACAAAAGATTCAAGCGGATTTCAAGAAGTGATCGCAGGGGTTATGAGCGGTGAAGTTTCATTTGATGGATTAGTCACTTATGATGATGCATCAAACGTTACTGAATTAGCTGATTTCCTTTTGGCACGTACACAATTGACTGTTGTGTTTGGAACTGAAACAACGGGTGATCGTATTTTCACTGCGGAGGGTTTCCTTTCATCACTTGAACAAAGTGCGGAAATGGAATCACCAGTTTCCTATTCAGGATCAATCACATTGACTGGAAACATTGCTGCATCAGACGGATAAAATATAATGATTTGAGCGCAATTTGAGGGAGTTGCGCTCACTTATTTTTTTACAAATGGCAAACAAAAAACGGGGATATTATTCCATAAAACTTGGCGGGAAAATGCGCACTTTGCATTTTTCAATGAACTTTTGGGCAAACTTTACTGATACATTGGGCATTTCGCTTGATAAAATTGGGGATATATTTACAGAGGGCATTTCACTTGGCACAATTCGTGCGCTTATTTATTCCGCAATCCTTGCAAACGATCAAGAGGAGGGCAATGAAATTGACTACAACGAATTCAAAGTTGGAATGTGGCTTGAAGATTTACAAGCGGATAAGTTGGAGGATATCGTGAATGCAATGATGGAATCAAGAGTGCTTGGAAATGATTTGAATATGGGTGTGAAACGTAACGATTCCAAAACTCCACAAAAAAAAACACAAGCGTAAACAACACGCAACTCACTTGGGATACGCTGATGGATTACTTCATCGGGCAAGTGGGAATCAATCCTGATAATTTTTGGCGCAACACTTGGAAAGAAAATCATCTTTTGGGTGAGGCATATTACATTAACCACAATAAGGAGTGGGAACGCATCCGCTATTTGGCAACAATGGTGTACAATGTAAATGCACAAAAAAAATCCCAAATGATTACTCCCGAAAAATTATTTGAACTCCCGCAAGATATTTATGCTAAAATGGAACGTGCCAAACCAAAATCCACAAAAGAACAATATGATTCGTTTATGGAAAAGGTAAAATCAAGCACTTTTGACAAAAAATTAAAGATGTAGATATTTTGTATTTTTACATCTAAATTATTCCGATGGCAAATAATGAATTGAGAGTTACCTTATTGGGTGATGCATCCAAACTAAATGCAACACTCAAAACCGCATCAGGGCGGTTGAAATCATTCGGGAAAAGCACACAAGCAATTGGAAGATCATTGCAAACACGATTGGCATTGCCATTGGCATTGGCGGGTGGTGCTGCAATAAAAATGGCAGCGGATTTTGATAAGTCAATGACTAAAATCAAATCCCTTGTTGGAATTGCGGGTGATGAGGTTGATCGGATGGGCGAATCAGCAAAAGTGATGGCAAAGGAATTCGGTGTTTCATCAGCAAAGGCAGCCGAAGCATTGTTTTTTATAACATCAGCTGGATTGCGTGGTGATGAGGCAATGCAAACATTGGAGGCATCATTGAAAGCATCAGCAGTTGGATTGGGTGAAGTTGCAACAATTGCAGATTTAGCAACCTCCGCAATGAATGCATACGGATCGGATGTGCTTGGAGCATCACAAGCAACGGATATTTTGACCGCTGCGGTGCGTGAGGGTAAATTGGAGGCATCTGAATTGGCGGGTGCTATGGGTGCGGTGTTACCAGTGGCATCCAATATGGGTGTTTCATTCAATGAAGTTGGTGCAGCATTCGCAGCAATGAGCCGAACGGGAACTGATGCACGAGTTGGCGCAACACAATTAACCGCAATTCTTGCAGGGTTACTCAAACCAACACAACAAGCGGAGGATGCATTGAATGAAATGGGATTATCATCCGCAGGATTGAAACAACAAATCAAGGATGAGGGATTGTTGGAAACATTAAACACATTAAAAACTGCATTTGATTCCAATGCAGATGCAGCGCAAGTTGTATTCCCAAACATTCGTGCATTGAAAGGGGTGTTGGATTTATTGGGATCAGGGGTTGAAGTGAATCGTGGCATTTTCGAGCGAATGAATGACACAATGGGAATGACTCAAACCGCATTTGATGCAACCGCTCAATCCGCTGAATTTAGATTGCGCAAGGCAATGAATTCCGCAAAAGAATCGTTTCGTGAAGTTGGTGCGGTTTTACTCACTGGTTTGTTGCCAATCTTTGAGGATGTTTCAAGGATTCTCGTTAATGTCTTTGATGCATTTTTCAAATTAGATTCAGGAACGCAAAAATTGATTTTAGGATTTGGCGCATTAGCAGTTGCATTGCCAACAATAATTTCATTGATTGGCACAATTTCATCAGTTATTGGTGCGTTAATTTCACCAGTTGGATTGATTGCAGCTGCATTGGCGGGTGTTGCTTATATAATATATAAAAATTGGGGTGAAGTTTTGCCAGTGGTTGTTGGTTTATATAATCAATTTGTGGATTTGTACAATGGATCGGAGGCACTTCGCAAAGTGATATTTTTATTAAGGGCAGCATTCAAAACAGTATTTATATATGCAAGAACGCAAGTATTTCAATTGATAAATGGTTTCAAGACAATGTGGAAACTCATCAAGGAGTTTTCCGAAAAGGGTTTCAAAGGATCATTCACTGATATTTTAGCTGATGGTTTTGAGGATTCGTTGCAAATTACCGCTAATGCTGCAAGTGATGTTGGGAAAGCGTTTACCGATGGATTTAGTGATGCGGTTGGATCACAACTCGAAAAGAAAACAGTTGAGCAAGTACAAGGCGCACTCACAAATGTTGTTGATCAAGCAATTGGATCTGTTTCAGGATTGTTTGGTGCTTTAACTAAGGGCGGTGATGATACAACAACTGCACCAATGGGCGGTCAAGCACCTGCAATCGCAACTCCACAATTGCCATCGTTTTTCCAAACATTGCCAGAGGAGGAAGAAAAAGTTGGTGGAATTATTGGAATGCTTAATAATTTAGGTGTGAAAATGAGCGAAATGAAAGATTTGGCATACTCAATGGGTGAAGCGGTTTCGGGTGCATTTTCAACAATGGGAACAAATTTGGTTAATTCACTTGGATTGGCTGAAAATGGTTTTCAAGGATTTGTGAAAAATATGGCATCAATGGTTATGGATTTAATTGCAATGCTTTTGGCAAACGCAATTTCAAATGCGATTAGTGCTGCGGTTGTTGCTGCGGGTGGAACGGGATTTGCTGCGCCTTTTACAATGCCAATGTACATTGCAACAATGGTTGGCGGTGTTACATCTGCATTTGCTGCAATTCCAAAGTTTGCCGATGGTGGTATTGTTTCAGGCACAACGTTGGGAGTTATGGGTGAATATACGGGCGCAAAACAAAATCCCGAAGTGATTGCACCATTGAACAAATTGGAGGGAATGATTGGCGCAAAACAACCGCAACAAGTGAATGTTGGTGGTGAGTTTAGAATTCAAGGGCAGGATCTTGTGGTTGCACTGCAAAGGGCGGAACGCAACCGATCACGATTAAAATAAACAAATGGCATACGGGGTAAAATATAGATTGATTTTTTCCGATTTATTGGGCAACGGAAAAAAGGTTGAAATTTTGCAAGATGGTTATTCGGGTGAAGTTTTGCCAATGATTGGAACGGGTGATCCAGTGCAAATCGAATGGGAGGGTGATGATGATTTTTATCAACCCATTATCGGATCAAGTTGCACAATCAATTTATTAGTTACCGATGATGTTTCTTATGATGATTTTTTCAAAGGAAATGAGGAGGAATATCGTGTTCAGGTTTATTACAGTAGAAATCAAGCGGATGTTTTTCAAGATCGTGTTGAGGCATTTGCCACAAATGCAGGGCGCATTGAATCACCTGAATGTATTGAAAATGAACTCACACAAGGAAACACAATTTCAAGTGATTTCACAACAAGGGTTTTGAATGATGGTGGCACAATAGACAATGAAACGTGCATTGCAAAATCAATAACCAATTCAAAAACATACGATTGGCAAACACTTTGGGAGGGGTTTTTGTATTTAGATACTTATTCGGAGGCACTTGCATCAACTCCTTATGAAATATCCATAACTGCATTGGATGGTTTGGGATTGCTTGATATAAACGATTCAAGAGCATTGAATGCATTTGTGAATCCATTAACAGAGGGTGCAAACTATGGTGAATGGTATTACATTGCTGAAATGTTGCAGGAATTTAACAAAGATGCATCCGCAGTTGAAAGATATTTGTATTGCGGTGTAATTGAGCAATGGACAGGAACATCTGATTTTTCAGGTGATATTCCCGCACGACCTTGGAGTACATATTCAAACCTTGATTCGGATATAAATTTCCTTACTGAAAAGGAAGTTTTGGAAAACATATTGCGAAAATCAAATTCAAGGATATTTCACGCATTTGGTGATTGGTATGTTGTGCCAAACTCAATCTATTTGGATGAAGTTTTTTCGGGGCAATACTATGATCGTACAGTTTTTAAAAACGCACTTTCAAATGGTCAAAATGAAATTATTAAATTTCAGGCATTTGGAATTGGTGATAGTAGAACTTTTGAGGGCAATGCAACTCGAAATGTTACAAAGCGAATGAAAGATGATTTGCAACCATTAGGCAATGATTTATCAATTGAATACCTTTCACCATTGAATAAAATACGCACCGAATCCGATATTAAACAAGAGGGTGTGATTTTAGGCAGAATGAGCGAGGGGCAAGGTTTTCCATTTGGTAGTGGAGGATATTCGCTCACATACGGATCAGTTGCAACAACGCACAATTATGTTGCATCCAACA